TATTAGATACTTTACGCGAATATGCTCCGCAGTTTAATGATATGGGCATGGGCTTTGATAATATGATTTCTGTTCTGCAAGCTGGGACGGATGCAGGCGCATGGAACTTGGATAAAGTCGGTGACGCAATCAAAGAAAGTCATTTACGTATGGGAGCTTTGGATAAAGCGACAGTCGATGCTTATAAGTCGATGGGATTCAATGCAGAGGAATATGTAGGCAAAATTAGTCAAGGTGGCGAAGTCGGAAATAAGGCGTTTCAGGAAATCGTTGGTTCTTTAATGAAAGTAGAAGATGCTACAGAACGAAATCAGTTAGCTACAGATTTGTTCGGAACACAATTTGAAGATCTGCAGGAGAAAGTTATTTTCTCAATGGCTGAAGCAAGTACAGCAACTGCAGAATTCGGTGGAGCTACTCAAAGAGCAGGCGAAGCATTACAAAATAACTTTGGCTCACGTACTACAAAAGTATGGCGAGATTTAAAATTAAGTATGGTTGAAGCCTTTCAATCTGACGAAATGCAAAATTTCTTAGGTAGTGTCATGAGTGACATTGAATCGGCTGTACCAAGTATCAAAAATGCCTTTTCATCCATGGCAGAAGTCATTACAAACAATGTTGAGCCCGCCTATGCAGGTTTTAAAACAGGTGTTAGTTGGATAATTGATAATAAAGATTTAGTTGTAGCCGCATTGACTGGAGTTGCAGGCGGTTTTGCGGCGCTTAAAGGAATTACATTAGTTAAAACAGCGTTAGATTTATATAAAGCGAGTACATTTGCTTCTACATTCGCCACACACGGCTTTAACGCTGCCTTGAGGGCTAATCCGATTGGTCTTGTTGTCACAGCAATTGGTATATTAATAGGAGCAGGGGTCTACCTGTATCAAAATTGGGATACCGTAAAGCTCAAAGCTGGCGAATTATGGGGAACAGTTAAAGAAAAATTTGCAGAAATTAAGCAATCTGTATCTGATTTTGTACAACCAGCTATTGGGTGGTTTGAGTCAATCGGTCAAAAATGGGATAACTTTAAAAATTCCTTAGCGAATTTTAAAGTACCTGAATGGGTTTCTACAGTTGGTAGTAAAATTGGTAGTTTAGCTGGTGGGGGCATGTTCAAAAAATTATTTAATGGGTCCCACGCTACAGGACTCGAACGTGTACCATATGATGGTTATGTTGCTGAGCTGCATAAAGGTGAATCAGTTTTAACGGAACGACAATCAAATGCTCTTAGAAGTGCAGGGATGTTGTCTCAAAATTCTGATGGCACACCAGAACTGAACATGGGAGGCGGAGGCACAACTCAGCAAGCACCAAATGCAGGCGGTGGAGGTCATCAAATTATTTTCAATATTACAGGTGATAATCCAATGGACATAGCCCAAAAAGTACGAGAAATACTTAGCGATGTACTAGGTGAAGAAAAGCAAATTATGTAGGTGGTGATAGGATGCCTTATATAAAGGATGTTTTAATTGATGTTATCACAAAAGTTTCGATGCCCGAATCTTCAACTACAACAGATCATGCACTTGAAGATGGTGAGCAGATTACGGACCATGTAAAAAGTAATCCTATCACCATCTCATTAACAGGTAATATCCTTGATGATACGGAAGAAAAAGTATTGAAGCTTAGGGAGTACCGAGAAAAAGGCGAAATCATCGATTTTGATTATATGACAGCCTTAAAACATGTTGTTATTACAGACTTTAGTCGGGACTATGAAGCTAAAATTAAAGATGGATATGCTTTTACAATGACATTAAAGCAAATTAAAGTAGCTAAGGTTGCTAAATTTGTTAGTGTATCAGTGCCAGTTAAAAAACAAACTAAACCTGTAAGTAACAAAGGTCGACAGCAAAAGAAAAAGACTCCTTCCAAAACATCAAAAACGAATAAAACCAAATACACTATGCCACCTAAAAATACATCAAGTGGTGGTTTAGCTGGATTGGAGGGGCGTAAATGATGGATGAATACATTGATATTGATAAAAATGAGATTCCATATGCCTTCGAAATGGAATTAGCAGGAGAAATATTTGAATTTGAAGTCAATTACAACCAAGCTCATGATTTCTTTACCTTAGATTTATTTAAAAATGGTGGGGCTCTTGTAGTTGGAGAAAAGCTTATCTTGAATCGTCCATTATTCAGGAATCGTATAGATATACAGTTACCAAAAGTGCAAATTATACCGTTAGACCGAGCTAATTCAGCGACTCGTATCACCTACGAAAATTTGAATGAGACGGTCTTTTTATATGTGAATGAAGGTGATGAAAATGAGTAATTTGTACATGCGAAAAACTGCTTTTCTTGTAAGTGATCGAGAAATATCAGATCCACTAACGATTAAATTTAGTGTGCCATTTGGAGACGATGAAAAAGTTGATACCATTGATATACAAGTTTTTAACTTGAAAGATGATACAATTAACGCCATTTCTACAAATAAAATAGCTATTTTAAGCGCGGGCTATGTAGATGATAATGGCGTTATTTTTAGTGGCACACTAAAAAAGAAGGAAACGAATTGGGAAGGGCTAGACAAAATTACGACTTTTAAGTGTATTGATTCAAGTTTAGATTATACGAAGGGTGTTATCAAAAGAACTTATGGACGAGATACCTCAGCTTCCCTCATTTTAAGAGAGTTAGCTCGTGATGCAGGCCTTGCAATCGGTGACATTGATTTACCTGTAGATTTTGTCTATCGAAGTGGAAAAGTGTTGAATGGAAAAATTAAAACGCTTGTCGCTGAAATTGCAAAGGATTGTGAGGCAAAGCTACACATTAATAAAGGGCGCATCTATGTACGTGACAGTAAAAAGGGCGATAACTTAGGGCTCGATATTTCCAAAGAAACAGGCTTAATTGACGAACCAGAGGAAGTCGAGGAAGAAGTAAAGGACGAAAAAGGTTCTAAGTTGAAAAATGACAAGAAGAAAATCAAGGGTTACAAAATCAAAGTGTTACTAAACCACCGTATTACAACAGATGTCATTATTAAACTTACATCTCGTAAAGTAAGCGGTGTTTTTCGTGTATCAAAAGGTGAACATAAAGGCGACACATTTGGTCAAGAATACTATACAGAATGCGAGGTGGTACCGGTATGACAAAAACATCAATGACTCAATTTGTAAGTGAATCTATCGAAGAAAGCCTGATGAATGTTGATACATGCCTGATTTGCGAAGTGCTTGAGGTAGATATGAATTTGTATAAAGCTGATGTTTTGCCGTTGCATGACCCAGAAGCTACACCTATTTTAGATGTGCCTATGGCATTTTGGCAAACAGAGCAATTTGTTATCCAAGTGCCATTTAAAAAGGGTGACAAGGTGTTAGTTGTATGCTCGCAAGCTGACATTGACCCTCTAATGTTTGGCGGAGGAAAGGCTGCTAGTCGATCTTTTAGTGCAAATGACGCGATAATAGTTGGCGGCATTAACTATTTTACAAAGCCATTGCAAAACGAGCATCCTGATAATGTAATTATTTCCGATAAAATTTTTAAAAATAAAATTCGCATTGCACCCACTGGCGAAATATTTATGGAGTCGGAGGAAAATATCAATATCATATCCAAAAAAGATGTAAATATAAAAGGCGAAAATGTTTGGATTAATTAGGGGGGATTACTATGCCAGCGGCAATTCGAAAGGGCGATATATGTAAAGGTCATGGCTGTTTTGTTCCCAGGCCCAATGACGAGGGCAGTCACAATGTCTTTATCAACAGCATACCCGCCCATCGAGTGGGTGACCATTGGATGACACATTGTTGTGGCGCAATATGTCATGATTCCGTTGCAGCAACTGGATCTCCTAATGTATTTGTAAATGGAAAACCTTTGTGTCGTGTGGATGACCTAACAGCATGTGGCTCACCTATGGGCAATACACACAGCCCAAACGTTTTTGTTAATGATAGAGGGTGAAAGGATGCATACCTTTAAGTATAATGATGACGGCGATTGGGTATTTAACGAACTGGTACATGGGGATGAGCAGCTCATACAAAATTTAAAGCAACTGTTGCGCACAACGGTTGGTGAATGGATGTTCAATGATAATCATGGCTTTCGCAGAGCAGTCATTGAGCAAAAGATACCTAATAAAAAGCAAACAGTTCAAGCTATGCACGATTGCTTGTATCAAGAGCCACGTGTAGCCGAGGTTCTTAGTGTGGAGTATGATTTTAACCGTATTAAACGCCA